GTTCTACCTAACGAAGTAATCGAAGTAAGAAGAATATTCCGAAGAACAATCGGATCAAGAACAGGAGGCGGCGACGGAGGGACTCTGTTTGAGCCCTTTAACCTTGCGTATACAAATACCTATCTGCTGGCAAGTTCTAATATGGGCGGGCTTGCTACCTATGACATGTTTGCACAGCATCAGGAATTGGTAGGTAGAATGTTTGGATCATTTATAGAATTTAAGTGGAATTCAGTGACGAAAAAACTCACACTGCTCCAAAGACCTAGGGCTAAAGAAGACCTATTGCTTTATACCTATAACTATAGACCAGACATTAATCTGTTAGACGATTACCTTGCCCGCCAATGGATCAAAGATTACACTCTGGCAGCCTGTAAGTATATGCTCGGTGAAGCACGTTCGAAGTTCGCTACAATCGCAGGTCCACAGGGCGGAAGCACTCTCAACGGCGATGCGCTCAAAGCGGAAGCACAAGCCGAGATGGAAAAACTCGACGTAGAAGTTTCGCAGCAATACACGGGCGGGATGGGATACTATTTTACCATAGGTTAGGTCTTGACAATCTCCGCATTTATGTTATAATCAAATAATGATTATAGGTGTATGTGGTTTAATAGGCTCTGGTAAGGGAACGGTAGCAGACATTCTAGTCGAATCTCACGGATTTCAAAAACTTTCTTTCGCAGACTCACTCAAAGACGGTGTCGCAGCAATGTTTGACTGGCCAAGGTCAATGCTGGAAGGTGATACACCTGCGTCTCGAGAATGGCGGGAACAGCCTGACACGTTTTGGTCAGAAGAAATGGGTTATTCCGTTACGCCTCGTTATGTGCTACAAAAAGTCGGCACAGAGTGCATGAGACAAGGCTTGTTCGATGGCATTTGGGTAAGCAGAACCAAGCAGAAACTACAGAGACAAAGCTATCTCGACTTTGTTATTCCAGATGTAAGATTTCCAAACGAGATTTCGATGATACAAGAGCAAGGCGGCGTAGTTGTTCAAGTGCAGAGAGGATCACTACCTGACTGGGCTGAAGACTTCCAAACAACAGGTGCAGAACCACAAGACGTACATCCTTCAGAGTGGATGTGGATGAAAGCACACCTAGATCACACAATAAGAAACGACGGCACAATAGACGATCTCAAAAATCAGGTGTCAGATCTCCTTGACGCCATTTAACACCTTCCTTCTGTAAAATCCTTTGGCAATTGGCACATATAGTTTTTAGATTTTTATGCCGGCAATTGTTTAGATCACCGTCTATGTGATAGACATTGAATTGCTCTTCGTGCTGTGATTGAAATCCGCACTTCTCGCAGTGATTCTTTTTTTGGTATCCTCGTTTCTGCCAGTTAGGCACAGTAGCACCAGCATAGCCGGCTCTAGCACACGGTCCGCACTTTTTTCTGTAAAAGGTTTTACCATCTTTCTTGTAATTGATAGCAGCAGGCTTTAAACCGCATTCGCAGAGTGGTCTCATATACATATTTAATTTTTTCGAAACCTTTTTGGTGCCTTTTTTACCGGTTAAAACACCGTATTTTTGTAAGGATCCGCTAAATACTGATAACACGAAGTCAGTTCTTACAGGAGAATACAGATGGCACTAGTATCACCAGGAGTAGAAGTTTCCGTAATCGACGAAAGTTTCTACACCCCAGCAACCGCAGGAACAATTCCTATGTTCTTTGTTGTTTCTGCAGAAAACAAACAGAATTCTTCAGGAACAGGAACCGCAAGAGGCACTACAAAAGCAAATGCCGGCGTTCCTTTCTTGCTTACATCACAGAGAGATCTCGCAGACACATTCGGCGATCCCGTCTTTCAAACAGATAACAATAACAATCCTATTAACGCAGGCGAACTTAACGAGTATGGTCTTCAAGCAGCATACTCTGTGCTAGGTGTTACGAACAGAGCATGGGTTACAAGAGCAGACATAGATCTAAATCAACTCGAACCTTCCATCGATGCACCAGCTGCTGAACCACTTAACGGCACTTATTGGTTAGACACAGACGCTACTGCTTACGGAGTATTTGAATGGAACGGTGCTCCTTTGAGCGAACCAAACGGACAATCTTTTGTAGCAAAAACTCCTATTGCTATCACAGAAGCCAACGATATTACAGATTCAGGTGCTCCTAGAAAATCTATCGGTGCAGTAGGAGACTATGCTGTAGTATTTGACACTTCTGTAGCAGAACTATATTTTAAATCTGCTGGTAATACAGAAGCAGGCGTTCAACCAGGTGATTGGGTTCTAGTAGGTAGCGATCAGTGGATTGCAAGTTGGCCAACATTGCGCGGCGGAGATCTTCCTGTATCAGGCGATGAGACTGTATACTCTACTACTGGTACAAATCTTGAAATAAATGGAACACTGATAGATACATCAGCTACTACAGCAAATGATCTACAAAATTATCTTAATAATACATTACAAATTGACGGTTTAACATTTATTGTTACAGACGACGATCGTATAGAAATATTCAGCGACGGAACTAGCAGCGGCGCGTTAGATTCTACTCTAGGCGGTCCTATAGTTATTAACAACCCAGACGGAGAACTTGGCCTTCCTACGGGAACTTCGACTTATTATCCACCGAATCTACAAATTTCTGCGCACACAGAAGTTCCTAGATTCAAAACAACAGATGCTGCTGATTTAGATTCAAACATTCCAGAAGGCACTAGTGCCAGACCAACTGGGTCTGTATGGCTTAAAACCACAGAGCCAGGTGGCGGCGCTCGCTGGAGAATGAAAGTTTATAATTCTCAAACACAGCTTTGGGAAGACATTGAAGCACCTCTCTTTGACGACAACGCAGATGCTATCTATAATCTTGATATCATCGGCGGCGGCGCTAATATTCCTAACGGTGCTGTTTTTGTAAAAACAAACGTAGCAGCAGATCCTCTTTCTCTTGCAACATTCAAGTTGTACAAGAGAGACGGAATTGCTCCTACTACAGCAACGGGTGCTGCATTTGTTACACCAAGCGCAAGCTTTACAATTACGGTTAGAGCAACACAGCCTGGTCAAGAAGGTTACATACACGGCACGGTTTCTGTAGATGCAACAACTGATGCAGATGATTTTGCAGGTGCTATAAATGCTCTTGGTATTACAGGTCTAACTGCTTCTGTTGATTCCGCAAACAGAGTCACTCTACGTCACGCAACAGGCGGTGAAATCCAGTTACAGGCACCAGACGGTGAAAGCGTTCTATCCGATCTCGGCTTTACAACTGCTGTAGATAATGTTTATAACATCGACGGTTGGAATGTTGTAGATAACTATCTTCAGGTTTCAATTTGGAATCCAGTAGACGATGAAGGAAATACTTTTTATGTTCCTTCACCAAACGAAGTTACTACTCTAACAGCGGACGGAACACTTTGGTATAGCTCTGTTGTAGACGAAGTCGATCTTATGATACACGACGGAACTACATGGGTAGGATATCAAAACGGTCCTTACACAGGCACTGATCCTAATGGTCCTATTGTATCTGCTTCAAGACCAAGCACACAGAGCAACGGTGGTGATCTAGTAACAGGCGATATTTGGATTGATACTTCTGATATAGATGAATATCCAACTATCTATCGCTACGAAGCAGAACTTCCTAACACAAGACCAGAAAACCGTTGGATACAGCTAGACACAACAGATCAAACATCTGAAAACGGTGTTCTATTTGCTGACGCAAGATGGTCTTCAACAGGCGGTAATATAAGCGATAATTCATTTGAACCAGATTCAATAAGCGAACTGCTTACATCAGATTTCCTTGATCCAGATGCTCCGGATCCTGCTTTGTATCCAAGAGGCATGATTCTTTGGAATCTACGTCGTTCAGGCTTCAATGTAAAACGTTTTGTAAGAAACTACATTGACAACTTAAGCGATAACACAAGACTACCAAACGATCCGTCAATGGAGACATACTATCCACATCGTTGGGTAACTGAATCTGCAAACCAAGCAGACGGTTCAGGATCATTCGGTGCTGCTGCCCAACGCAAAGTAGTTGTGCAAGCTCTACAAGCACTTGTTAACTCTAATGATAGTATAAGAGATAAAGAATCGAGAGGATTCAATCTCATGGCAACGCCTGGTTATCCAGAACTAATTGGAGAAATGATTACTCTCAACTTTGATAGGGATCTAAGTGCATTTATTGTAGGTGATTCCCCTGCAAAACTTGAGCCAAATGCTACTGCACTTAATACCTGGGCAACAAACCAGAATCTAGCAGTTGAAGACAACGAAAACGGTCTTGTATCTAGAGACGAATATCTTGGCATATTCTATCCATGGGGCTTTACAAGTGATAACTTTGGCAACAATGTAATTGTTCCGCCAAGTCACATGATTATTAGAACAATTGTTCTATCTGATCAGGTATCTTTCCCATGGTTTGCACCAGCAGGAATAAGAAGAGGCGGAATTACAAACGCAACTTCCGTTGGATATGTCGACGAAGAAGGCGAGTTTAATTCCATTGCTCTTAACGAAGGTCAAAGAGACGTTCTTTATGAGAACAATGTAAACCCGATCACATTCCTGTCAGGTTCAGGACTTGTAAACTACGGCCAGAAAACTCGTGCTAGAGGCGCAAGCGCACTCGATAGAATCAACGTAGCAAGACTGGTTGTATTCTTGAGAGGACAGCTGAATGAGCTTGCTAAACCTTATATCTTCGAGCAGAATGACAAGATTACAAGGGACGAGATCAAGCAGGCAACAGAAAGTCTTCTACTCGAACTTGTTGGACAAAGAGCTCTGTTTGACTTCCTAGTAGTGTGTGACGAGTCAAACAACACACCTTCTAGAATTGACAGGAATGAGCTTTATGTAGATATTGCAATCGAACCAGTCAAAGCAGTCGAATTTATATACATTCCGCTGCGCTTGAAGAACACTGGCGAAATCGACGCACTATAAAGAAAACATAGTGCGGATAAAAAGCGGTCTTCGGACCGCTTTTTTTATGGCCAAAAAAATCTCGTGAAAAAATGATAAATACTCGTGACAAGGAGTAAAAGATTATGGCTATCTCAACACTTTCTAAAATTACTGTTCCGCTAGATACTTCGGATTCAGCAGCCTCACAAGGCCTGTTGATGCCTAAGCTACAGTATCGTTTTAGAGTAACACTAGAAAACTTTGGTGTATCAACACCGACAACAGAATTAACAAAACAGGTAATTGACGTTACAAGACCGCAGGTAAGTTTTGAAGAAATGGATATTCCAACATACAACTCTCGTGTGTATCTCGCAGGTCGTCATGCTTGGGAACCAATCGAACTTAACCTACGTGAAGACGTAAATGGTAGAGTTCAAAAGCTTGTAGGTGAGCAACTACAGAAGCAATTTGATTTCTTTGAAATGAGTTCGGCAGCATCTGGCATCGATTACAAATTCACAACAAGAATTGAAATACTAGACGGTGGCAACGGTGCAAACACACCAAACGTTCTTGAAACATTTGAGCTATATGGTTGCTTTGTGCAGAATGCTAATTACAACTCTCTTGGTTATGCCAACAACGAAGCAGTAACTACGACACTGTCTATACGTTATGATAATGCTGTTCAAACTCCAGAAAATACTGGAATTGGAACTGCTGTTGGCAGAACAGTAGGAAGCCTAATCACAGGCGGCGGCACTTAATAAAAAAAAACATTTATTCCTTGTTACGAAAAAGGGCTTCGGCCCTTTTTCTATTTTATACGCATTTAATTGCTACCGATAAATAATAGTATGGCAATATTTGACGGTTTTTTCGATAATTTTGCAAGTGGTGTTTTTAACCCCAAAGGCAATCTAGCAGACTGGAAACACGCTTCTAGACTGTTTGTAGATGAGAAGATGAAGTTTGCTCCTAAAAGCAAATTTCTCTACCACGTGCAATTTACACTGTCGGAGCCAGCAAAACAATTTATACCTGGACTAGATAAATTTTCTAACACGATAGGAGGTTTGGTATACAGTGCTGATCTTCCTACGTATTCTGCGCAGGTTGAAACAAGAAATAAGTATAATCGAAAGAAAAACTTTCAAACTGGCATAGAATATAATCCTATTACAATAGATTTTTTTGACGATAACCTAGGCGCTACAACAAAATTACTAGAAAGTTATTACAAATACTATTTCGCAGATAGTTTTCAAACATTAGATTCTGGCGCTTTTGGGGACACGCATGGCAGATCAATATCTGCTTCAGGCACAACATCGCTAGGCGGTGGCGCTCCCCCTAGTGCGAGAGGCATAGGTCCTCCGCAAAAAGTTGGCCAAACACTTACAGGCGATACGCTTTATAGTCCAGGATTTAATGAATTTAAGTTCGGCATGGATAACAATCTGCCTGCGATTCCTTTTTTTACTAAAATTGAAATATCACAACTTGCACGAAGATCTTATAATACCTATACTTTAGTTAGACCAATTTTAACAGAGTGGAATCATGACAGCGTGGATAGCAGTGACGATTCTACAGCCATGCGAAACAGTATTACACTTAGATACGAAGCTGTTCTTTATTCTGCAGGCGATGTAGAAGCAGGAAATAACGGCGAACCTACAGGATTTGGAGATCCTGCACATTACGACAATACTCCTAGTCCTATTTCTGTTCTAGGCGGCGGACAGCAAGGCGTTTTGGGTATTATAGGAGGAGCAGGAGATGTTTTGAGTGGCGAATTTGGTTTAGCCGGAGGCGCGATTGCAGGATTTAATCTTGTGCAGTCTGCACAAAATCTTACAACAGAAGGCGTGATCGAGGAAGGGCTAAATCTAGCAACTAGTGCTTTAAATGATCTACAGTCTCCAGATCTAGGCGGATTGCCTAACACGTTCTTTCCTAAAAATAGAGGTCAAGGCGGCCAGCCTGACGTAATAGAAGCAGGAGAGAGTTTAGCATCATCTGCGACTGCTGCAGGCGGTCCAGGAATAGACACACCTGGAGCATTTGTAGGACCGCCTGCACCAACAGCAATAGCTACTCCTGCGACACCGCTTCCTGATATTGGCGAAGGCCAGCCTCTACCGCCACCAAATGCTCCGCCCGGCAGTTTAAGGCTATTAGGTGGAGACAATTAGCATGTATAGTATGCACACTTATTAGGAAATAATACTAATGACTAATTTGCCACAAGACAAACCGCAAAATTTTACAGACAGAGATGTAAGAGAGTTCTTTGACAAATACTTTAGGGAAAGATTAAGTTTTTCTGCGTCAAAGGTAGATTCTGTTATAGGATTTTTTGAAAAAAGAGGATTTGATAAGTCAAGTGCAATTGCTGCAGGCACTGCGTTATTAGAACAGTCAAAAATTGACAATGTAAATGTTTACCAGCTGCTTGACACTCTTAAAGGCCTAGAAGAAGTTCAATTAAGTGCAGTTGTTACAGAAATTCTCAATTATTCTCGCCCTAAAACCAGTTCTCTTGGTTATAGAAAAAGAAATCAATTCGATAAAGCAGAAGTAAGAAACATTGCTCCCTAATGCCACGCTTTGCTCAAGGAAAATACACTTTAAAAAATCCTGACAAGTATGTAGGAAATAAAACACCTACATATAGAAGTTCCTGGGAATTTGCGTTTATGCGTTTCTGCGACGAGCATCCTTCTGTAGAAAAATGGGCATCAGAAGCAATAAAGATTCCTTATAGAAATCCTCTCACAGGAAAATACACGGTATATGTGCCAGACTTTTTTATTGCCTATTCGAACAAGGACGGGAAGCAAAAAGTAGAACTAATAGAAGTTAAACCTTCAACACAAGCATTTAGAGAAAACCTCGGCCGTTCAAAACACAACCAAGCCCACTATATTGTCAATCAAGCAAAGTGGGAAGCAGCTCGAGCTTACTGCAAACAGAAAGGCATGCAGTTCAGAATAGTTACAGAAAATGATATTTTCCATCAAGGCAAAAGACGATAAATATAAACAGAGCATTTAATGGTGTAACCTATGACTAAAAAACTTGAAGAAATGCTTGATCTACCTGATGCTAAAGAAATAGTAGAAGAAGATAAAAAACAAGCAGAACAGGAAAAAAAGCAGGAAAAAAGAGAACACGCAAAAGAACTGCGTAACATAGAAGAGCTTGACAAGATAAGTTCGGCACTGCCTGCGGTAAAAGGTCTAGGCGAAATGGCTGACAAAGAACTAAACGAAGTTGCAGAAAAAGCTATGGACGCCTATGAAGACCTTATGGATTTAGGCATGAATGTAGAAAGTCGCTATTCAGGCAGAGTGTTCGAAGTTGCCTCTACCATGCTGAAAACCAATCTCGAAGCAAAAACTGCTAAAATGGACAAGAAGTTGAAAATGATCGAACTACAACTTAAAAAAGAAAAAATGGATAGAGACTCCACAGGCGGTGATGGTGATGTAGTTCAAGGCGAAGGTTATGTAGTGTCAGACCGCAATAGTTTAATAGAAAAACTAAAAAACATTGATAAATAGATGTATAGGACATAGCTATGAAAACCTTTAAAGAATATTTGACTGAGTCAAAGAAAACATACGAATTCAAGATTGGTATTGCAGGCGAACTGCCTGAAGGCGTAGAAGACACTCTCGAAACTGCGCTCCAAAAATATGCAGTGCAAAACATGAGCACAGGAAAAAGAACACCAATCACTGAAAGACCTCTGGATTTCCCACAACTTCAAAATGTAGAAGTAACCTACTACGAAGCAGAACTTCAGTATCCTACAACCGTGCAGGTTCTTCAGGAATACCTACATTGGACAACAGGTATTCCGCACAGCCATATTATTGTAAGAAACATGGCAGAACCTCAAGAAAGATATCAAGAAGAAGCTATTGACGAAGACCAACCTTACGAAGCTCTTCTTAACACAGAAGACATGGGCGGCGAAAGTGCTCAAGAGAGCGTAGGTGGAAACAGAGTAATGGAGCTGCTTAAAGAACTCGAAAAAGCACGCTCGGAAAGAGAAACAGATCCCGGAAAAGGCGGGCCTGTAGGCGACTCACAAGACATAACAGATCAATCAAACAACACAAGCCCAGTAGGGAGTTAAAACATGGATATGAACAAGATTTTAAACAACTTTGAAGCTGCTTCAACAGGTAATTACGAAGCTTCAAAAGCAGAAACAAGCGACATGAAAATGATATTAGAATCATTCTATGATGTTACAAAAGAAGACACAGGCGATGCTGTTCCCCAACCTCAGCAGCTAGACGAAATTGCTTCTGTTACAATGTCAGGTGATTCCGCGGACGAAGTAGCAAGACTTGCTCGTCTTATGAACGGATCGGATCAGCCGGAACCTACAGGATATCAAGGTCCGCCAGACATGCCGCCACA